CCGCAACCTTATTTTCTGCCGCCGTACACTGAACTGCTGTTTCCTGTTTTGTTTCCTGTTTTGTTCCCAGTAATTTTTCTGCGAACTCCTTTAAATCTTCATAACTTTCAAATGTAACTGTAATCCGTTCCATTATGTATTACCTCCTAATTTTTCAAGCCCTGCGTGGGCGATATTTATGAATTCATCCTCTGTAAGGCTGATTCCTTTTGTCATCTTGGTGTGGTCATCGGACCATCCTCTGATATCAAACTTTTCTGGCTTTCCATACCAGCTGATCAGATTTAACTCTTTGTGATAAACATCCGAGTCATTCTCTTTTGGCAATGATAAGATATTTTCTTTTATCTCGTAATTATTTGCTGTCATTATTTTCCTCCGCATATCTGGCAGCTACTTCTGCCAAGGTCTGTACAACATCAAAGATACGTGTCACAGCACGATATGCCTCGAGTTTCGTCTCAGAAAAAGGTTCCGAACCATTCAAGTGGCTCGTTATTCTTTTGCATAAATCTGCCGCAAATTCGCTGAGTTTCTTTTCCTCTTCCCTTTCGGTGCCTTCCGGAATTGTGTCTGCCATCGCTAAACCAATGTACATTTTCAATTCTGTCTCTGTGATTTCATATTTCTTTTCTTCTGCCATTTGACTAATTTCCTTTCTTCTCATATAATATAGTTGACTAATTTTCTGAGCGCCCGAAGCTTGCCGGCTTATACGGGTGCTCTTCTTTGATTTCTCCTTGCAACGTCCTCACCTCCTTCACCTTACAAGCAACCAGATAAATAACATTGCATCAAATGCAAGTCCGATTGCGGCGCCGATCAGGATCTCTAACACCGTTTCCCTGATGATTCTATGCCATTTTGTTCTTGGTCCTCTTCTTTTCATGCTTGTCCGCTCCTTTCTACCGCCTAAGCGGTTTTCTCGATTGTATAGGTAATTTCCACCTTTTCCTGCTCTTCCAATAGAGATATCAACACCTCAATGATTTTTTCCATATCCGGTTTCATACTCGCCACCCGCTTTCTATCTCCTTGGTTATGTTTATGCATCACTGTTTGTACTTGTTGCGGTTCTCTGGTATAATTTTCCTATCAAATAAGTAATTCTCCATGAATGTATCTTCTATTACTTCGAAGTAACTTCTTTGCCACAGCTAAAATCTATTTTCAACTCAAAGTTACTAAGTCGATTAATTGTTTGCTGCAATTGGCCGGCTTGATACTTTGCCTGTTCTACCAGTTCTTTAAATTCCGGTAGATTTTTAACTTCAATATTCAATTGTCCTGTTGGCGTTTCTAATCCTTTTCCGCTATATTCTGAATCGTAATATCCTTCCATCTACTCCCTCCCTTCTTCTGAACCTGTTTCATCTGTTGCTGAAATTAATTCATCTACAGTACATTTCAGAATATCGGCTACTTTCTTAATGTTTTTAACTGTTGGACTCACACTATTTCCCCATTTGCAAATACTGCCCGTCGATACATTTGCTTTTTCCTCTAACTTGTTAATCGAAATCCCACGTTCTTTTGCAAGTTTACAAATATTTTCGTAAATCAAATTCACACCTCCTTTTTCAATATAAGTTCTGAAAAAATCACTAAATATTATTGACTAACTTCTGAAAATATCCTATAATTTGAATTACCACAAACAAATAAATAGCATATTTGCCATTCTGATTATTTTTGCGATTTTTTCAGAACTTGTAATTTTATTATACGCGATATATTCAGAATGTCAAGAAGTTTTTGCGATTTTTTCAGAAAGGGCCCAAAAATATGAAAGAACGTATTAAAAGCTTGTGCAAAGACTATGGAATATCAATGAACAAGCTCGAAGAAACTCTTGGATTCGGAAAGGGGTATATCAGTAAATTAGGAAACAGTACACCTAATGCTACGAAAATAAAGAAAATTGCTGATTACTTCAATGTATCTGTCGACTATTTAATGACAGGAAATGAATCAGATACAGAAAAGTATTATTTAAATGATGAAACTGCACAGGTAGCACAAGAGATATTTGAAAACAAAGAACTGAAAGCGCTGTTTGATGTCCAGAAAGATATGGATCCGGACGACTTAAAAGCTCTGCATAGCATGGCTCTCGCGCTTAAACGAAAGGAACGTGGTGATATTGACGACACCGGATGTTAATGTCGTTCTTATGGACTTTCCTAGTAAAAAAGGAAATGAAATGGTTGTTCCGAACGAAGACGGAAGCTACACAATACTGATCAATGCCGGATTGAATTATGAATCTCAGCTTAAGGCATATGAGCATGCCATGAGTCATATAACAAATGATGACTTTTTAAAAGGTAATGTACAAGAAATTGAATACTATGCTCATCATCCACACAAAGATCCAGAACCGGCTCAAATCTATCTTGATCGCATCAAGCAATTGCAAGCGGAACGAAGACGATTAAAGAAGCTGATTGCTCGTGATCAGAAACGTGTTGAATTTATTCAGGAACATTGCGATATGTTCCGCCGAGCTGAACACCACTATCTATATGGTGATGATTTATAAAATATGAAAGAGAGGAAAATGTATGGAGTTCAATGATGTAATTAAACAATTTTCAGAAAGGATACTGTCTTTAAAAGACACCATCACTACAGAAGAATCCACAAAAATGTCTCTTGTAGTGCCTTTATTTCAACTTCTTGGGTATGATGTTTTCAATCCAAATGAATTTTGCCCAGAGTATATTGCTGATGTAGGAATTAAAAAAGGCGAAAAGGTTGATTATGCAATCCTTGAAAATGGACAGCCGAATATTTTAGTCGAATGCAAAAGTTGCTCAGAGCAACTCGACAAACATTCGTCTCAACTTTTTAGATATTTCGGGACATCTCCTGCTAAATTTGGCATTCTTACAAATGGCATAATATATCGTTTTTATACAGATTTAGAAGAATCAAACAAAATGGATCTTGTGCCATTTCTAGAAATAGACATGGCAAATTTAAAAGATTCTTCCATCAATGAATTAAAAAAATTTTGTAAAGATAATTTTGATAAGGACAAAATATTTAGTACTGCCGAAGAGCTTAAATATAGCAGTCAAATAAAAAACATCTTAACAAAACAGTTTGAATCTCCGACAGAAGACTTTGTTCGATTTATTTTAGCGGATATATACGATGGTCAAAAGAATCAGAGAATAATTGAAAAATTTACGCCTGTGGTAAAACGAGCTTTCTCTTCTTTTGTAAATGAAATAGTAAATAGTAAAATTTCTTCTGCATTAGCTGACGATTATGATAAAGATGAAGAATCAGAACCCGAGATCAAAGAACCCGCATCAAAGATTGTTACAACGGAAGATGAAATTGAAAGTTTCTACATTATTCGCGGACTTCTTGCGGGTATCGTACCCGTTGAAGATATAGTTCACCGTGATACCGAAAGTTATTTTGGAATTCTATATAAAGACAATAATAGAAAACCGATTTGTCGCCTCAATCTTGATGCAAGAAATAAACAACTTCTCATCCCGGATGCTAATAAAAAATTCGAGCGTATTTATATCGACTCTTTAAACGATTTGTACAAATACAAAAACCGTTTAATAGAAGTTGTAAAGAGATATATGTAATTCATCCAGTATCTCTAACCATAAATACCCCGCCCTCTTGATACTTATGTATTTGTATGGCGGAGATATCTGATTGAATAAATGAACTCTGGAAAAAACGAAAGGAAAAGACATATGAAAAAGAAGAAAACACTACTAGGATTGATTGCTGCCATTGCGATCATTGTCATCGGTATTTGTGTTTGGTACTTTCAGGTGAAAAAGCCTCATGATCTTGCAGAAACAAAGTTTAATGCTGCAGTCAAAGAAGTAGAAGCCAAGAATACTGAACTTACCTCTGCAATGAACGATGCTCAGAAAATATTGGACAAAAAGGAAGCAGTTTATGATAACACTACTAAAGAAGCCTTTATTACTGCTCTTTCCGATGCAAAAGCAGCACAGCGCAAAATACCAGATCTACCAAAAAAGACAGCAGACATCAATGCTGAAACGAAAAAGCTTTCTGAACCACTGGATTACTCCTCTGTAATTAATGCTATTTCTGAAAAACAAACAGCTTATCAGAACAGCGTTCTGCAGATGAAGCAAATCACTAATCCTAATGAAGATTTCGTTATTCAGCGCTTAAAGGGAATTCCAAATATTTCCGGATATCAGGCAGTCACAGAAGATCATGATCCAAACGGAAATCTAAATAAACAGGGAGGCTACACTTCCACAGTTTATTTTTCTACTCCTCTTATCGACCAATCTAGTGTATATGGAAATGACATTGTAGATAAAGGAACTGAATGCGGTGGAGCTATCGAAGTTTATGCATCAGAAGAAGATGCCGAAAAGAGAGATTCGTATCTTGCCAGCTTTGATGGTGCAGGAATGTTAAATTCCGGATCTCACAAAGTTTTAGGTACTATCGTAATCCGAACCTCAACCAAATTAACAGCTACACAGCAAAACGAGTTCACCAACAACATTACAAACAAATTATTAGAATTACAGTAAAATACTAAAAAATCCCCGGTGTTACCAGCACCAGGGAAAACGAGAAAACTATAGGGTGTTTGGAACACAGTACAATTCTCTCCCTCACAAAGATTATTGTATCACAAAAATCCGGCACCGTATAGGTGTTATTTTTGTACCCATTTTTACGTACACTTAAGAAGGAAAGGTGATATGATATGACAACTAAAGTTGAACGCTGTGCAATCTATATCCGTGTATCTACCACAGAACAGATGATGCACGGCAAATCATTGGAAGCTCAAAAAGAATATCTTACTATCTACGCCAAGGAACACAATATGGCCATCGTTGGTATATATGCTGATGAAGGGAAAACAGCCCGTAAAGAGCTCAAAAAGCGGAAGGCTATACATTCTCTGCTGCAAGACGTAGAAGCCGGGAAGATCGATGTTATTATCTTCTGGCGTATCGATAGATGGTTCCGTAATCTATCTGATTTCTATAAGGTGCAGGATATTCTTGACAGTCACAACGTCCGCTGGATCAGTACCAGTGAACCAGGCATTAACATGGAAACCAGAGATGGAAGACTGCAGCTTAATGTGGTTCTGTCGATTGGCCAGAACGAAGTCGATACCACCAGTGAGCGTATCAAATTTGTAAATGAATCATCGATCAGAAGCGGTAAATTAATTTTTGGCGATGCAAATATGGGATATGGCTATAAGTCAGGTATCGTTGATGGACAAAAGCGAATGATAAAGGATCCTGATCGAGAACATGTCGTGGATGCATTTTATAAATATTTTTTCAAGCATCAAAATAAGTGCGCTACGCTCAGATACATACAAGAAACCTATGATCCTGATTTCAGTTTCGGAATCATGAGGACGCTTCTTTCCAGTGAATTCTATAAGGGCACCTATCGAGGATTCCCTTACTGCCCTGCATATCTTACTGAAGATGAGTGGAACAAATTACAGAAGATACAAAAACGAAATGTTAAAGCTACGCCTTCTGGCCGCATCTATCTGTTTGCAGGAATGATTCGATGTCCCGTGTGTGGTCAATTGCTATGCGGTACCGGGTGTTCGTCCATCATCAACAGGAAAACTGGTGCCAAAAGAACTTACTGCTATTACCGATGTAACAGAGCTATGATCGATCACATATGTTCTTATAGACACAGATTGAGCCAGAACCTTGTTGAAAATTATTTACTTGATAACTTAGAGAATGAATACAAGAATTATAAAGTAAAGTGCGAGAAAATTGAAAAAGAGAAAGAGAAGCAAAAGAAAAAGCAATCTCCCGAGAAATTAATAAAAGAATTGGACCGTCTTAATTTTCTATTTCAGAAGGGACGGATTGATTGGGATTATTACAATGAAGAGTATGGACGCGTCGAAAGTGAGTTGAATGCTCTGCAGAACGCTCTTCCGGAACCAGTGACGAATTACGGTTACCTTGAAGAACTATTGGATACAGATTTCCGGACCATGTATGATCAATTATCACAAGAAAACCGCAGAGCTTTCTGGCGTTCCATCATTCAGGAGATTCATGTGAACGAAGACCATGCCATAACCTCCGTCGATTTTCTGTGATGCGTCTTGTACTAACTATACTGTTCCATTCGGAGCCGACAAAACTATGACGGCCGTCCTCTCCGGAACTGCCGACATCGGCTTTATGGGTTCGGAAGCTTCTATCTACACATATAACGAGGGGGCGAATGATTATGTTGTAAACTTTGCCCAGCTCACCCAGCGCGCCGGGAACTTCCTGGTTGCCAGGGAAGATATTAAGGATTTCAAATGGGAAGATCTGAAAGGCAAGAAGGTCATCGGCGGTAGAAAAGGCGGCATGCCTGAAATGGTATTTGAGTATATCTTAAACCAGAACCATATCGATCCGGCTACAGATCTCACCATCGACCAGAATATTGATTTCGGTTCTACTGCGGCTGCCTTCGCAGAAGACAAATCCGATTACGACTTCACCGTAGAATTCGAACCTGGTGCAACAAATCTTGAAAAACAGGGTAAGGGATACGTTGTCGCCTCTCTTGGAACGGACAGCGGCTATGTTCCGTACACTGCTTTCTCTGCAAAGAAGAGTTACATCAACAAACATCCGGAAGTCGTCCAGGGATTCACCAATGCACTGCAAAAAGGTATGGACTACGTGGCATCCCACACACCGGAAGACATTGCCCAGGCAATCGCTCCTCTGTTCAAAGAGACCACACTGGATACGATCACAACCATCATTTCCCGCTATTATGAGCAGGATACATGGAAAAAAGATCTGATCTTCCGGCAGGAAAGCTTTGATCTTCTTCAGGATATCTTAGAAGAAGCAGGCGAGCTTAAGGAACGCGCACCTTACAAGGATCTCGTAACTACTACTTATGCAGAAAAGGCAGCAAAAGCAAGCAACGATACCCAGAAAACCAATTAATTCTATACTCCGATATCTACAAAACCGGCAACTTCTCTTACTTACTATGGTATAAAAAATAATGCTGCAAACTTTTCT